ACTTATGGCGAACATGGCAAAGATTAATATACTTGGAACTATTGCTATGGAAGATGCAGTGTTTACAGAAACAAACATTGTTGGAGAAATAGAATCAGGTAAGTATAGAAAAGGTAGAGGAGCTGTAAACTATTTTGCTCCAGGTTCTTCTGTATCAAAACCTGTTAACAATTTACCATACCAATTATTTCAACAAGTAGATAGATTAGAAAGACACCTTAGACTTGGTGCAGCTTATCCAGTATCTGATGATGGACAATCACCTAACGCATTCGTTACAGGTAGAGGATTAGAAGAACTAGGTCAATCAGCTTCGTTACATGTAAGAGAGTATCAAAGCGTACTAAAAGAAGCTCTTGAAGAACTAGATGCTAAAAGATTAGAATATGATGAGTCATTGTTTGCTGATGTTCGTAAACCTATTGCAGGTATGCACAATGGAACAGCATTTAAAGAAACTTATACACCATCTTCTGATATTTCTGAAATGTATGATACACGAAGAGTGTATGGAGTAATGGCAGGATTTGATGAGCCACAAAAAATAATTACAGGTTTGCAATTAAAACAACAGGGCATCATTGATACACAGACATTACAAGAAAATATGGATGGACTAGATAATATATCTAAGATACAAAGTCGTATTAATGCAGAAAAAGCAGAAACAGTATTATTTGAAAGTCTTATGGCACAAGCAGCACAAGGTAATCCTAAAGCTACTATGGCAGCTATAGAGATAAGAAAGAATCCACAGAATATGACAGAAGTTCTTGATAAATTTTATACACCAGAAGGTGAAGAACCTTCACCAGAAGAAGAATCTTTAATTGGTGAAGAGCCACAGTTATTAGGACAACCACAAGTTCCGCAAGGTGAACCAGATATAGCATCTGTTCTTGCAGGATTAGCAGGTGGTGTACCTGCACAAGGAGGTCCAGTTGTCTAAAATAAATCAAGAATTTTATAATATAGTAAACAATGAAGATTGGGATGAGTTATCTACAGAAGAGCTTGACCCTACTATAGAAACAATGCTAGTTGCAGATGGAGATATGCCTGGAGATTTTCCTGTAGGACAAGTTGTCGTACCGACTCCGATACCTGGTGTATGGATTAGACTTAACATAGGATTAGATGTAGAAGAACCAGGAGATTTCTAATGCGAGGAAGAAAACCATCAAAGCTAAAACAAGCAACTGATACAAAACTAGATGGCGCTTATGCAGACTTAAAAGCTATACCTGATGATGAGTATGGTGGTAGAACTCAACAAGAAGCACAAATAGGTGCTATACAAAGAGAAGTACAACAAACTAGTGGAGCGCCTACATTAGGTAATTTGCCACAGTACACACCAGAAGATGTTTTAGGTAAACCTACAGAAAATGTAAATGAATCTATATTTGCAGATTCTAGTAAGCAACAAACACAGTCATTACCTGCAGGTAGTAATACACAGATATTGCTAGACATCATACAAAATAATTATGGATACATGGTTCGTAGAAGGTTTCCTGGATAATGTCATTATGGACAGATTGGAGCGAGAACTGGAGTAAACAACTTAAACAACAAAAGTTGTATGACTACGAGTTAGACAAAACAGAAGCTGACTTAGGACCAGATGTAGAAAAACTTGTAAATAAATACGAGGAACTAGAATCACTTGCACCAAACGAAGACCCAGAGTTTATTGCTGCAGCAGCAGATATGAACTTAACTGACCAACAGTTTATAGATTTACATAAACAAACAACAACACCTCCTACTGTTTATACAAACAACAGAGGTTATACAGCAGAACAAAAAGTAAAACAATCTTACAGTTTAGGACCTGCCTTAATGACGAAACTCACAGGAGATTTTTTTGAAAATTTAGGTACTGCTACAAAAGAAGGTGCTAAAAGAGCTAGAGATACATTTGCTTCTTATGTGTTCGGAACTTTGCGTATCGCAGGAGATGCAGTTATACAGAATGTAGATAAAGGTGCTAGAAACTACATGGTTGAGTATCAAGCTGCGTTAGAAGAAGAGTTAAACAAAGAAGGTAAAACACTATCTGATGTTGTTCAGATAGCAGGTTACGAAAAATTACAAGATAATGAATTGCCCTTTATTGTTGGTGTCATGTCACATGCTAAAGCGTACAGTCGTTTTAGAAAACAAAGTGAAGCAAGACTAAAGAACAATGATTTATATTACACACCCTCACAAACAGCACAAAACTTTCTAAAAGCTAGAGGGATAGTAGATGAAGAAGGTAACCCTCTTATAACTAAAACAGACCTAGATATATTTACAGAGATATTTCCTGACATAGTAGGAGAAAAGATAAATGTAGAAAAAAAAGGTAAAGGAAGAGAGTTATCTTTTGTAGAAAAAGCAGGACTGTACTTAGAAGCAGTAGATGAATTAATAGACCCAGAAACAGAACAACCAGGTCTTGCAGGTTTATTAACTATGAGTCCACAATTTGATAGACAACAACAACTTAATGAAACATTTTTTGGTCAAGCTATACCTGTAGGTTTAGGTGATGGAATTGTATTTGGTTTAACAGGTAACCTATCTACAAACTATGGTTATGCAAACTATGTTACACAGTTCTTAGATGATGAATATGATAGAAAAGAACAAGAAGCACAAGATGCTTTGGATGCAGGAACAATAAGCGGAGAACAATATTTTAATATTCTAGACCAAGCAGAACTAGATAAACAAAATGCTATACAAGATATAGGTTACGAAAAAACTAGAAGTATGGCAGGATTCTTTGCAGGTTTAGTTAATGTCGCTAAGTATATAGCGCTAGACCCATTTAACTATATTGTCCCTGGTTCTGGTGTACTTAAAAAAACACCTAAACAATTTGATGAAGTTCTTACTTCGTTTGGTAAAGCCTTACCAGAAAAACTAGATGAGGGTATGACACTTAGACAAGTGTATGACGAGAACAAAGAAATATTTAATAGTGTTGCTGACATAATAGTTCAGGCAAAAGATGAGGGAAGACCTATTGCTACATTTTTAATTAACGAGGGATTTCATCCTGACTTTGCTTATCGTGTAAAAGCAGCAAGTACTACTAGAGATGATGTAATAAAAACATTAGAAGATGGTATAGAAAATGGTTATTTAGTAGATATGTATTCTGGAGGGAACTTTACAGGCAGAGGTAAAAACAAACATTTGCAATCTAAAGTATTGTATGAAAGCAACTTAGAAGCATTACTTAATAAAGAATTAGACGAGGGTATCACTGCAGCATATAAAAGAGGTGGTGGCTTTAGAGATACTTTTTTAGCTAGAGATATTAAATTACCAAAGTTAAAACCTGCAGAACTTAATAACACAAAAGAAGCTATGGAGTATTTTACTCGTTATGCTTATGCAGCTAAAGTACCTGAAAGCAGAATAGAAGACTTAGCAGAAGAGTTTTATACAGCAATAAGTAATGGTCAGTATTTTCAAGCAAAAGAAATATTCCAACAAAAACTTATTTATGGAGAAGTAGGATTACAGTTAAAAAATACTTATGGTCTTTCTGATAATGAAATAGGAAAGTTTTTTGATAAGTATTATCTAAATGATAAACAAGGTTTTGATGATACTATCTTTAAACCAATGTCACCATCTCGTAATCCAGATTTTTACGACCCTATGGAAGTAGATATTATTACAGATAGAATGTTTAACTCTGTTGCTTCAGAACAAGATATGGTACATCTAACAAAACAATCTATAGAGTTATTTGGACAATTAAAGAATCTAGATATACATGGACCTGACATACAAGGATTGTTAAGAGCTACTTCTAACAAAAGAAGATTTAGAAAGAAGTTTATTAACAAAGATGGCGAAGAAGAAATGTTTGAGATTGTCAGAAAAGCACAGGATGAAGGAGTTGAAATAGATTTCTGGAAAGAAGGTAGCCCACTAAAAGAAGCTATTGACGATGTCTACGAAGAATTTGATGACCCTAATATATTATTTCAAGCATTTGAAAAAGGAGTACAAACATACGACAATGTTATGTTCGGCTTTATGAGAACATTTAGGTATCCTGCTTTCTTATTGGGAAGATTATCTTATCCATTAAAACTTATGCTAGATGGAACTATTAAGCAAAATATTTTTGGTATGAGAAACATACTTAAAAACCCTGTTGATTATTTAAGGTTAATGCTTAATGATGCTGATGGTAATTTAGCTAAAGCACTTAACATACAACCAACAACTATGATTACAGGACCATATAGAACTACAAAACCTTTAGACATTAAGGGATTGAATAAATTAATACCTGAAAAAGTAAGAAAGTCATTAGGCGTTCTTTCTGATTCACAAGATTTTGGTGTGCCAGAAATAGGTCAGTTGTTTTCTGCTGATGTTAAATTTGTAAACAATCGTCATGTAACGAATACAGGTCACGAGTTAATTAATAAAAGTAACCCAGAACATGTAGATGCTTATGTTTATTTTTTGTATAAGTATGTTGATGATGAACTTGCACCTTCTATAGCAGGTATGAAAAGACAAGGTTATACAGTAGAGCAAATAGCTAAAACATTAGAAACAGAACCTGCATTTATAAATATTGTAGAAGAATCAAACAACGCTATTAGGATAAGAGGACCTAAAGAGAGAAACTTTGAAGTTGGTCTTGTAGAAACATCAGAAGATTTTGTAAGATTAGCAAAACATTACAGTCAATCTATAGACAATTACACAGGTGGTTCTGCTGATTTATTAAATGTAATTGCTGATGCAAAAATAGGCAATATTAATTTAAGAGATTTTAGTTCAATAAATTCAGATATTGCTATAAAAGCAGAAAGAAGAATTGCTACTCTATATAACAAAAATGTAGATAACTTACCATTTGAAATACCTTATCCAAAAATAGACACTAAGAATGAACTCAGTTTAAACAAAGAAGGATTTAGAAATTTTATACAGTCATTATATTTTGCAACAACACAAGGTGAAGGTAGTTTTATTCGTATACCTACTTTAAAACAAGCGTATGAAGAGTATGTACAAGCGTTGTCTATATTTGGAAGAAAAGCAGAATTAGAAGGATTAATAAAAATACACAACGACCCTGACAGCGTTATTAATTTTTCAGATGATGTTATTAAAACTATTCAAAAAGAAAAAGATAGAGCAGCATCTACACTTGAAGAGTATGACGAAGTTTTGTCAAAAGTCATTAAGCCAAAAGTTGTACAAAATACCTACAAAGGGGAAACAACATTTACCGCTACTGTATTTACAGAACAAGGTGGAAACAGAAGTGTTAACTATCTAGCTAAGAACCCTATAAATAAAAACAGTATTACTTTCACTACTGATTTGCAAAGAGCAGAGGAAGCTGTTTATAAATCAGCAGATGCAATAGCAGAAGGTAGATTAGGATTTGATGATTCTAAAGTAGGAACATTTGTTACAAACTTCAAAAAAGATGAAGTAATTTATAATGGTCAATTACCTAACAGACAACAATTAAAAGATGTACTTAAAAATAATTATGACACTGGTTATGCAGATTCTGATATAGAAATTATTTTAAAAGAAGCTGAAGAGTATCTCTCTAAACCTGGTGCTACAAGAGAAGGATTAGAAGACATACTTGGTTTATCTAACAAACAAATAAACCTAACAGAGATGAGAGCTAAGTTTCAATCTTCTACTAAAGGCAAGTCACAACCAAATAGGTATACAGGTGAGATAACTTTTGATGTAGGAAGAAAGACTATAGAAAAATCTTTAGGTAAAAAAATAACTGTTGCTGTAAAAAAACAAGACATAACAGACGAACTGGTTGATGATGTGTATAGGTTTACACAAAACAATAAAGATGGTTTTAGTTTAGATTTAGGTAATCCAGAATCATGGGGTAAAGAAGTAAGTTTATTTGTATCACCATACAAAACAAGACAGTTAGTTCTTGCAGGAAAAGACTCGCTAACTAAAGATGCTGTTTCTATGTTTGTCAGAGATAATCAAGACAAGCTAAGACTTGTAGACCATGTATTAGGTGGAAGATGGGATGAAGCAAGAGGTGAGTGGTACTTAGATGTTTCTGTAAAACTTAACAGAGGTGTTAAAGATACAAGAGAAGTAGCTAGTGTTGCTGCCTATAACAAGGTTAAGTACCTTGGTTTAGCTGCTGACCAGTTATCTTTTGGAGAAACATACCTTGCTAAAAATGGAGATTTAATATTTAAGTATGATGATACACATGAGCTTATACACAACTCTGCAGTTTATAACTTACTAAGAACTAAAGGTAAGAAATTACTTAATGAGAAACAAGTTAAGGCTTTAGGTGATGATGTAATTGTTAGAGGAAAAAATTATTTACAAAGCAGACAAGGTGTAGAGATTGATGAAAAAGCATTTGTACCTGACAGTATATTTGAACAATCTTTTATCAAAGGTATTTTTGATAGGAAAAACAAACAACTAGAAGTATTTAATCCAAGAACAAACAGCATAATGCAAAATACTACTGAGTGGCAGTACACATCAGTATTAGACATGAATGATGTTAGAGCAGATATTACAAGAAACCTTAGTGCTATGGACATACATGAAAGAGCTTTAGAAGCCGCTATGGAAGCTAACGCCAACTTGCTGTACAACTTAACTGAACGAGGATATTTTGCACAAGCATACAGAAGTGGTTTTGCTTTCTTTGAAGCATATCGTGAATATGTAGGTAGGTATATGTTGCTTATTGCAAACAATCCAAAAGCTGCTGTGCAGATAGGTCAAGGTACAAGAAGAGGTATTGAGCAAAATGTTATAGTAGAAGACAGATTCGGAGATTTATATTTGTTTATGCCTACTGCAGGTACACCTTTACAGGTACACACTAAATCAGATTTAGGTGGCAGTGCTACAGAAGATGTGTCTAATGAAGACAGCAGAGTGTATATAAAGAGAGGGTTTCCTCTAAAATCATTAGGTGTTGGTGGAGTAGGTTACTTACCATCATTAGGTGATGGATTTACTTTTCCTTTAGGTTTCGTTTTAAGAGATAAACCTTCAGGAAAAAAATGGGTAGAAAAGAATATTATGGCAGGTTTCCCATTACCTTTTACAGATGAACCTCTTTCCTTAAAAGAGATACCTTCAGAATTATTCCAAATGTCTATACCTTCTGTTGCTCAGAACTGGATTATGGCATTTGGGGACAATGTAGGTTTAGAAGGATTAGATGAAGATTTATGGTTAGCAGCAACTACAAATGGTATGCAAATTGCAGCACAGTTACATCCTGAACTTACAGGAGATGTAGATGCTTTACAAGAAGTAGGAGCATTAGTTAGAGAAAACTTGTACACAATTAGAACATGGGATAGATTTGTAAGCCCATTTGCACCTAAGTTAAATGTTTTGTACAAGATTGAAGGTAACCAACAAAACTTTGAAGAATGGTATGACAAAGAAGGATATGAAGCAGGTATAGCCTACAACAACATGGTTGAACTATCAGCTATACATGGTTTTTATCAAGACCAAAGAAAACAATGGGTAACAGTTCTTGGTCCTAGACAAGGTGAGTATTACGCACTATTAGAAGTAGTAAGATTATTAGGTTTAGATAAGTACAGTATTACAGAACAGTTAACATCTGCAGGATTGCAAGTAAGAGGTAAAACAGTATCTGAAGCAGGTAGAGTTCCTAGAACAACAAAAGAATATGAATTTGTTAACTCTCATCCAGAGTTAGCAGAAGACTTTGGTCCTGTTCTCACATACTTCTCTAGAGAAATAGACGAAGGAAAAATTGATTTCAGTGGTTATCAGTCTGTTAAATACTTAGGATTAATTACACCTAAGAATGGTGATGAGATGTATCTAGAAGTACAAAGATATTTAGCATCTATGGTATCTAGAGCTGCAAAAGATAATAAACTACAAAGTCTTATAGCAACAGGTACAGATACAAATGCAAATATACAAGCAGCTAACGCTGCTATTGACGCACAAGTAGGTAACTGGTTTCCTATGGCTTATGGAAAGTCAGAACAAATGAATAAAGTATTAGGTGGAGAATTACCCGAAAGATTATCTAATGATGTTCTTGTAGATTATCTAGTACGAACAACTAAAGATTCTAGGTTTGATGAGTTTGATATAACACCATCATTGAAAGATTATGTCAATACTAGACAAAATGCAATCAATGCAGTGCAGAAAATAAGAAATTATCCTAATGAAAGTAGTGCAATTAACTGGATTCTTACAGACCCTAGTACAGAGGCACAAGAAGTAAGAATGAGATTATATGATAAAGCCTACGAGATTATAGCGAAAGAACCACTTTTTATGGTAGTATTTGATGAAGTATTTAGTTACGAGCTAAACAGATTTGGAGTCACCAACTAATGCCACATATACCAGGACATGTAGAAACAGAACCAGTAGAAAATGTAGTACCAGAAGGTACATCTTTTCTTATGCCTGATGAACCAGAGGATACAGGAGTTGTTTCACCAGGACAAATAGCTGGTGCACCAGATGTTTTAGGTCCAAATGTAAGTAGTCAGACAACATTTAGTGTAGAAGAGTTTATGGACTTAATACAGGGAACAAGTACAGACCCTAATAAACCATTAGGAAAGAACTTTCAAAAAGTATACAAAGTAGAAGTAGGAGGAACTGACCCAGAATCAGGTCTTCCTAAAACTAAAGATGTTCCTGCAGAGATATTTCTAAGAAGTGATGAGTACCAACAAGAGAGAAGTGAGTTGTTTGGTACTGGGGAAGCCTTTAAGTTTATCTATTACCAAAAAGATATATCATCACAGTTTAACAACCTTCCTCCTGCTACAAGAGTACAAACTAAAAACCTTCTCGCAAACGCAGGTCTAATTAATTTAGACCTAACTTATGGAACTTACTTAGATGCAGAAACATTAAAAGGTATGAAGTTAGTATTGGATTTCAGTATGAACAATGGTGGTAAAATGTCTTGGTTGTCATCAGCAAAGATGATGAACGAATCAGCACAAGCACAAAGAGCTTACGCAACAGGTAAATACGAATTTTCAGAAGAAGACCTTAGTGATTTTGCGGACAGTGTTATAGCAGGAGCAGAAGCTAGAAAAGGTGCTAAGTTATCTTCATACGAACTTGGTATTATCAACAAGAAACTTGGTGGTGCTATAGAAGAAGTAGAAGGTCAACTAGGAGAAGTACAAGTTGGTACACAAGACCAGTTGTCTTATGACCCACTATCAGGTACAACCGCATTTATTCCTGGTGTAGAAGCACAAGAACCAGATGTAGAAGATGTTTTGTCTGAAGAAACAGATGAAATACTTGATGAGATATTTGCACCTAGAGAAGAACTAGCTGTAGCTTCAGGAGAAGAAGATAAGACATTTGCTAGGATGACAAGAAACTTACAAGGATTAGCAGCAGCAGAAAGAAAGTCTGCACCTAGAGGAACAGGATAATGGAACAAGACAGTTACTCAGTACCAGAAGTTATAGAAGCACTTAGAAGTGTTGGTATTGTAGAAGAGGTTATTGAATATGTAGTACCTATTGCAGGTTACGAATCAAGAGTTGATGGTGTGCCTTTTGTAAGAGATGCTTTAGATAAAGTATCTCCATCATGGGGAATATTCCAAGCCAACATAGATAGTATGGCTCCAGGCATATACAAAGCTATGAAAGAATTAGGAGTTATTATTCCTGAAGTTTCTGATGCACAAGATAAAGTACTAATCTCTAATGTTGCACAACCTGGTCAAGAATCATTATTGAACTTTACAGATAATCAAAAAGCATTTGTTGCTGACTGGTTTGCTAAAAGAGCTAATCTAAACGACAACGCATTAGTGTTTAAATATATTTTAGAGCAGAAGAAAAAAGATTTAAAGACTAATGATGATAAAGAAGCTATGGATGTTATGTATGTATTAACAACTAAAAAGTTTATGGACTTAGAAAATGAAGATGCACAAGCATTAAAAAAGGATTTAGAAAACAAAGTAGTGGAGTATCAAAATACCCCAGATGATAGAGGTATACCAGTGCCTGAAGATGGATTTAAACCAGGTCCTGTACCAAGCACAACAGTTCCTGAAACTTCTGACATAGATACTACTAAAAGAAGTATGGGTACACCACCAAGAGAAGTAGATACAGAATCTAGAAGTGAAGGTATTACTAATCAGTTTGGTGTTCCACCTATGTTTATGCCTGAAGACAAATTGAGTGCAGAGTTGTTCGTAAAAATGATGGCTTCTTATGTTAATAAAATGAGAGAACCATTAGGTTTATCACCATTTGAATACAAAGAAAGAAATAAAAAGTATATTAAAACTTTTGAAACACGAAAAAAGGTACAAGAGTTAAGACAAGAAGGTCTTGAATAACATGACAGAATTTGAACTATTTATAAAAACATTAAACGACTACATAACAGTTAATGGAGCAGCATCAGGAAAGAATTTAGATTATGATGCGTATAAAAACTACGCTAGTAATTTATACTCTAGTTTCGGACCTTTCACACTAGAGGAATTTCAAGAAACAGATTTAAACGAAGTGTATTGGAACTATTTATTAGAACCAGTAGAAGAAGATGAAGTTGTGACAGAAGAGAATATAGACAATGGAGAGTCAACAGTTGGAACAACAGTAGCAACTTCTAACGAAGCATTTCAGAATACACAAATCTGGGTAAGAGATGGAGTCAAGCATGTTGTTTGGCAAGTACCTGGTCAACCATTCTTTATGCGATATGCTTCTACTGATGAAGAGATAAGACAATTTTTTAGTGGAAGACCTAAACCACAAGAAATAACAGTTGATGATGATACATGGACATCTTCGGTATTCTTTGGTGACTCTTTAGCAGAGTTGCCACCTAATGTTATTTTGCAAGGTACATCACCTTTCAAAGGATTTACAGAACTTATGGATGCTGCAATAGATGCAAGACCATGGTTAGAAACAGATGAAGAACTTCGTAATCTGTGGATTCAAGGTTTAGTAGAAGATAGAGATATTACTGCTGAAGAGTGGGGAGCAACTGACTGGTTTGAAAATGCAACAGAAGAAGTAATAGATTGGTTAACATTATCAAAAGCAAGAGGTATTGATGATGAAAACTTACCTGCAGATGCTGTGGCTCTTAGAGATGAGAACAGATTAATCTATACACAGAAGTTAAAGGCATCAGGTGTACAAAATGCAGATAGTATTTTTGATGAGAACACAGGTAAAACATTTGGACAGTGGTTTGGAGATATGGTTACTACTGGTCAATTTACAAAGAATTACGCAGAGTTTCAGGTACTAGCTATAGCAGATGATGAATCAAGTATAGAGGTAGATAGTAATGTAACTGATTGGTTAGAAGGTAAAGGCAAACTATCACAGACTAAATCAGGTTATGCAACTGTACAAAATACAGCATACAAATGGCTAGGTCCTTTATATGGACAACTTGATACAGCTACACAGTCTTCTTTAGCTGCAGATTTTAGAAATGCAGAATCCCAAGAAGTTGGTACACAAATGCTTAATGATAAATTTAAAGCTATGAGAAAAGGTATTTTTCCTACAAGTATGTATGACGAGAATCTTACTTATGAAGAGATAGCAACACCTTGGAGAAATTTTACCTTTACTAAATTAGGAGAGAGGATGAGTGAAACTTCTGATGTTTGGTTAAAAATATTACAATCTAACGACCAAACAGAAGCTAGTAAATTAGTTACTATATATGGTTTAAACAATGACAATGCAAAAGTATTTGATACAACAACTGATGATTTAGCAAGTTCATTAGGTATCAGTGCAACAGGTGTATCGAGGGGATTTGCAACATGATGGTAACTTTATATAGAAAAGATGACTTAACAGGTTTTCAAGTAAACAGGAAAAGAGCTGACGAACTAATTGCAGGAGCAGGTTATACAGAATCTTATGAGGAGGCAAAAGCAGCATCTACTACATTGGGTGGAGTTAATTACGCAGGTTCTATAGGAGAAGAAGCTAATAAAGTAAGTAACTCTACAACGCTTACACAAGAAGCCAAAAATAAAATTGTAGAAAAAGGTAAGTTAAAATTTGGTAATTTACTCTCTCAAACATTGTTAGATACATGGGTAGAAGCATATATTGAAAATGGTAATGACGAGTCTTCCGCTATAGCAGCAGTAAGACAAACTCCTGAATATAAAGTATCTTTTGCAGGTAACCTAAATCCAGATGGTGCAACAGTTAAATACACAGAAACAGAGTATGCACAGATACAAGATGGTTACAAAAGACAGTTTGAAGCTATAAATATAAATCCAGATATTGTATTAACTCCTGAAAGAAAAGCACAGCTTATAGAAAATGTTGTTTCACCTGATGAGTTAGGTGCAAGAATAGGAGCTGTAAGAACTAATATTTTGGAATCAATACCAGAAGTCAAAGAGTTTTATCTAAGAAACTTTAGTAGAGTTCTCACAGATGAAGAAATATTATTGTCTGCAATAGACCCTAACATAGGTAAAGATATTGTTTCTGGAACTATTACTTCTAGAGATGTCGTAGGACAAACAATACAGACAGCACAGATAGGTGCAGAGGCATTGTTAGCAGGAACAGATATAAGTTTTGAAGTTGCTGAAGAGTTAAGAAGTTTAGGTCTTAGTGTTGAAAATGCAAGACGAGGATTCCAACAAGTAAGAGGTATACAGCAACAAGCACTAGCACAAGGTAGAGATGTACCATCAGTTCAAGATATCTTGGAAGGTACTCAACTTGGTCAACAAGAAGAACTACAACAAGTAATGAATATAATGCGTCAAACAGAATCAAGAAGTGCTGCACAATTAGGTGCTGTTACTACACAAGCAGGTGCAGTCACAGGACTTACAGAAGCATAAACCTGTTTAAACACCTTGCACAACCACTATATATGGTATACTAGCCTTAGCTAATTTTGTACTAAGGTCCGAAATAAAAAATAGACCTAGAATTGTAATCGGTCTTGATGCCTACTGACAAGACCTGTCAAATTAAAAACAGTAGCGTAGACGAAAAGCAGTGGCTACTCATACACCACTTGTAAAAAAAGCGTGTGAAGAATGGACAAAAGAATATGACAGAAGAACTGAATAACTCAGAACAAGCTACAAGCAGTGATAAAAACTGGAAAGAAATGAGAGAACAAAACGAGTTTCTTAAAAGTAAAGTTGCTGAATTTGAAGCTAAAGAAAGACAAAATGTTTTTCAACAAGCAGGGTTAGACACTGCAAAAGGTGTCGGCAAAGCTGTTGAGATGATGTACGAAGGTGATTTAACTGTAGAGGGAATCCAAGGGTACGCATCAGAAGAGTTCGGAGTA